ATCCTTCTCTACTAATCCCCTGTCTTCAAGGTCACGCATGATAGAAGCGTATGAGCATAGATAGCGGCAGTGAACCATCATCGTACCGTTACGACCTTCCTTTATATGGAAACGGTCATTACCACCACAGCAAGGGCATGGGCCTTTATACTCACCACCCATCTTCTTTAGTCCTAGACCTTCGGCTATGTATGAGATATTCATAACCGCTCACCATGCTTATACAACCTGTATGGCCCTGTGCGTAGATCGTGCGTTACCTGTTCAAGTATATTCTTAGAGATAAGATCAACACTATCAGCCACTGCCTTCAGGTCTTCTATCTCACGCACCTCTAGCGTCACCATCTTATTAACCACTTGCTGCAATGTAGCCCAGTAGGTCTTATGCCCTTTCTTAGAGCGCTTACCTGTCTTCTTATCTACCCTTGTCTGGATCAGTACCCAGTTATGCTCATCTGCTTCTATGCGGTATTCGCTATTAATTATCATGCTGCCTTGCTCCCTTTCGCATACCTTATCTGGCTGCTTGTTATGTAGTTCCTAGTTTCAAGTGAGATTTCGCCTACCATGTGAGGCTTAATCGCGTTAGGCCATACGCCATACCGTTCGCGGTACTTATGACTAGCCCAGCTATCTTTGTAGCCCTTCCCTCTAGTGTATAGTAATAGCTCTGAATAGAACACACTTTTGTCTAACTTTGTATGCTTTCTGTTTCTTTGCTCAGGAGTAAGCTTTGTCAAAATCTCGTCAGTTGACTCTAACTGCTCTTTCATTGGGATCTCGTAACCACACTTACAGCGTAAGCCAACCATCTGCTGTGTACACTGTGGGCATTGCTTGGTCTTAGGCTCTTTCTTATCCTTGGTTAATTCACGCTCGTTATACTTCTGCTCACCATCATCCAATACATCAGGCACAATAGCCTCTGCTGGGCCATGACGACCATAGTTACCTGCATGGTCTAATACTATCGCTTTCTCTTTACTATCGTGGGTTCTGAGAATCCTTCCTATACGTTGTTGGTAAACTATCTTGCTCTTGGTTGGGAAGCAGTCAATGCAGCATGATACTGGTGGAGCGTCATATCCCGTATTCAAAAGACGACTACAGCTTAAAACCAGAAATTCCCCAGCGTCATGAGCCTTATATATTGCCTCACGCTCAGATTCGTCCATATACCCATCTATATGCTCTGCGGCATGGCCTGCCTCGTTGAACTGCCTTACAAGCTCCTTGGAATGTTTAATGCTTGGAGCAAATGCGATTGTTTGCCTACCTTCTACCCACTTCACCCAGCTCTTGATTATGTCACCTACCAACCTATCATCCTTCTCTGTAGCATCTGATAGTGCTTGCGGGTCGTAGTCAGTGCCGCCAGTTGGTAGCTGCTTATTCCTTACGCCATCTAGGTTGGCTTGTCTTCCGCCATAGTAGTCAACCTCACATAGATAACCCTGATCTATTAACTGCTCTGTGGTGATTGGCACTAGCAGGTCATTAAAGTATTTACCTAGCCCTTTAGAGTATGGGGTAGCACTTAGTCCTATGAATGGTAGGTTGTTATACACATCCATTAAGTGCTTGTGCGCTTTGTGAAGTGAATGTATTTCATCCATGATACATATATCAAAGATTGGCATGTGCTGCTTTCTAGCTAGCGTTTGAATAGAGGCTATCTGTACTGGTGCGCCGTACTTGGTGCGCTCGTGATTGCCCTGCATAACACCCACATCAATACCGAACCTGTCGAATGTCTCTAGCGTCTGCTGGACTAGCTTAATTCGGTCGCAGATAAACAACACACGCTTACCTTTGCTTACTGCTTGCATTGCTATCTGTGCTGCTACAATTGTTTTTCCGAAGCCAGTTGGGGCCGCCAGAAGCGGTCTATTTAACCCTTTACTTAGTGACTGTCTAAGCATCTCGATTGACTTTATTTGGTGTGGCCTGAGGCTCATCATTATTATCTGCTCCTACATATTTACGCTTCTTAACTAATCATATTAGCACTGTTATCGCTAAACGGTTAGAGTGATTGGCTTACTTTAGATAATACTCCCCTAACCAAGCAATAAGCCTAGCTAGAAGAAATTACCTAAATCTGATTCGCTACTACGGAATCGGTCATGGATGATTTAGGGTAGGCCACCAGTAAGAGCGCCTACTAACATGATTACGGTTTTACTACCGCCCAACACGCTCACGTTCGCTTCTAAGTGCGTATACCCCAAGGCTAAAGCCAATGTAAGGTCGCGTAAGAAACTACTCATAACGTACTAAAGGCAAGGCTTATTGGATACCTAGTTTATACAGTAGGAGACTGCTCGAAAGCATGACCACCTGTTGCTTGCCTGTTGGCAGCGAGTTTAATCAAGGGTAAGCGAGGATAGAAGAGTTGCACCGCTAGGGTACGTTTGGTAAACTAACACCTGTGTTGGCGTTGGCTCTTCTTAGATTCTCGCTGGCTCGATTGGGGCTACAACCCCGTCACCAACACAAACTATTCTACTCTTAAAGCCCGCCATAAACAAGCGGGCTTTTTACTGCTTAATACAAAGTAACTACAAATACTACAGCTCCACTGATCGCGCTAGCTGCCATTACAGTCCATAGAGGATACGTCTTAACTGGAACCTTCTTGGCTCTAGTCTTATAAGCCCTCTTTGGCTTGATCTCAGTGGCTAGAGATATAGTAGGCGTTATGCGACCTTCTTTAGAGTCAAAAGCAAAGCTTGCATTTTCACCAACCTTAATAGCTCCACCCTTACCACGGCGCTCAATCATCTTAATGCGCTGGTAAATAGAGCTTACGTTACGGCCTAGCATCATAGACATTACATCAAATGATACACCTTCATTACTCATCTTCATTAGCTTGTTTTCTTGGCGCTTAGTCCAGTTCTTTTGATTATTGTTCATGTTTACTGCTCCAGTTAGTTATTATTACTACGTTAAAATGGTTGCTGGCTATCTATGTAATGCTCTTCAATCACATCATCGCCATACGCACCCTTAAAGGCTTCCATAAGCTTCTCGATGGCGTATTCCTTAGCCTCGTCATTACCCATGATAAGCATTGAGAATGCGTTATCCTTCTCCTCGTCATCCATGTCTTCTAACAACTCGAACACAGTAACTAGATGGCCCAGTACAAACACATTACCTCGTGTCCGTAATTCCCAGAACAAGTCTTCTCTAGTCTCTATAATGTTAACTTCATTTAGCTCTACTGCGTCGTATGGGTTGCTCATGTGTTGCTCCGTCCTGTGAATGTGGAACTATCTTATACCTATCAAATAAGTAATGCAAACCTTTTTGTATAAAATAATCACCTGTACTGTTTACATCTACATTAAATATGTTTACAATAGCTAGGCAGGTTAAATAACTAGGAGCAATAATAATGAAGCAATCAGAGCATATAACAGACTTGGCTCAGGCATTAAGCTTTGCACAAGCTGAGATGGGTGGTGCTGTAAAGGATAGTAACAACCCTTTCTTTAAATCTAGCTACGCAGACCTTAGTAGTGTCATTAAGGTTATCAAGGAGCCATTCGCTAATCATGGCTTATCGTTTTCTCAGTTCCCTATTACATCGGAAGGTGGAAAGGGTGTAGGCGTAGTAACTATGTTAATGCACAATTCAGGCCAGTGGCTCCAAGGTGAATATCTACTACCTATGGATAAGCTCACGGCTCAGGGTGCAGGATCAGCCATCACATACGCTAGACGTTACGCACTACAGGCAATGGCTGGAATACCAACCGTGGATGATGATGCAGAGGCCGCTATGTTCCGTGGTCAAGCGCCACAGCCAGCAGTATTAGATAAGGTTCCAGAAGAGCCATATAAGCGCGTAAGTAAGAAGCTAGCACAGGATGTAGTATCAGTAGTAGTAGATAGCATGGCTTCTGGCGAGACTACCGTGATGGTAGAGGCATTAGCTGAGCTAGAAGAATACGAGAAGATTGCTATTTGGAAGCAATTCACCTCAGAGCAGCAGAAATTCATTCACACAAACAGGAGTATGTAATTATGAGCAACTATGATAACAGTAACCGTGGATCTATCTGGAAAAATGAAGATCGTAAATCAGATACACACCCACAGTTCAAAGGCAGTGCAGAGGTAGGTGGAGTTGAATACTGGGTATCTGGCTGGCTACGTAAGGCTGATGCTAATCCTAAAGCGCCTGCTATGTCATTTAGCTTTACGGCTAAAGAGGTTCAGTCTAATAAGTCACAGCCTGCACAGGCTCCAGCTAATGACTTTGATGAGAGTAATGATATCCCTTTTAGTTGACTCCGTTCTAGTTAGTGCGTACCCTTAGTATTTAGGTTTACGCATAGGATGGAGTTATGGATAGTAAGAAGTGTTTTAAGTGCAGTGAGATTAAACCACTCACTGCTTTTTATAAGCATAAACAAATGTCTGATGGTCGTATTGGTAAGTGCAAGGAGTGTAATAAATCCGATGTTACAGCTAACCGATTATCTAAGATTGAATATTACAGAGATTATGACCGTAAAAGAGGTAATAGGCAGAGTTCAGATTATCATTGGGATGGTAGATATGGGTACACTAAGGCATATAGAGCTAAATACCCAAACAAAACCAAAGCGCACGCAATGGTAGCTAGAGCTGTAAGGGCTGGTAAGTTATTTAAAGAACCTTGCGAGGTATGTAAGGGAGTTGAGGTTCACGCTCACCATGACGACTACCTAAAGCCATTAAATGTAAGGTGGCTATGCCCTGTACACCACAAGCTATGGCATACGGAAAACGGATCAGCTAAGAATGCAATCTGATAGGCAAAAAAAGGCCCGCTGTTTTAAGGCGGGCTAAGGTTCTATCACTGGAGCATTGAAATCAATATAACACACGAGGGGATAATATGAAAATCGACACAGGTGCTTCACTAAGAGTAGCACAAGCCAAGCATAAGGTCAGCGGTAGTTCACTAGCCAGAGCGTTTAACGTACACCCACAGCAGGTCATGCGCTGGCGTACTGGTGCAGATATGAAAGTATCACTAGCCATGCGATTAGCGTCCCACTTTGGGATCACCTTGGCTGAGTTCGTCAAGCTTGGTGAAAATCATGGCTGATATTAAATACACAATCACCGCCGATAACGTCAAGACTGAGATGGTAAAAGTCTGGGAAATGGCTAACAAAGGGCTAGGAGCTGGCACTGTAATTGTCACCCTAGGCCGTGAATCAGCCAGTGCAGTACAAGGCAAGTGCTATCACGCTATGATAGGCGATATAGCTAGGCAGGCTGATCTTGGCGGCAATAAGTACGATGTTGACGCGTGGAAAGCCTTGTTAGTATCTGACTTTGCCACTGAGATGATGCAAATGGGTACACCGTTACGCCGTGGCAATAGATGGGTTCCTAGCTTATGTGGTACTCACATGGTTTGTATTAGACCTAGCGTTAAAGAGTTCGGCAAGAAGTCAGGCAGTGCTTTTATAGAGTTCCTACTTGCTAAAGGTACTGAGTACGGCGTTGAATTTACCGATAAAACTATGGCTGATTACGAGAGTTATGCGGAGGCACAGAAATGATTAACCTTATGCTAGGTGATTGCCTAGAACGCATGAAAGGTATACCAGATGGAAGTATTGATATGGTATTGGCTGACCCGCCATACGGTACTACTCAGTGTAAGTGGGATAGTGTAATAGATTTGCCGTTAATGTGGGATCAGTTAAAGCGAGTCATCAAACCTAATGGCGCTATTGTAATGACAGCGAGCCAGCCATTCACCACCACCTTAATATCATCTAATATAAAGCAGTGGCGGCATAATATTGTGTGGGATAAAGTTGCCCCGACAGGTCACTTAAACGCCAAAAAGAAGCCATTATCTAGGCATGAAGATATTTGTGTATTTAGTAAAAATAAGCATGGTAATTTCACATATAACCCAGAGATGCGGATAGGCAAATACAGGAACAAGTCTCCTGCGAGGTCTACCGACTCTGCTGAAGGCCGATGTTACGGAATAGTTAAACATTCTAAAGATAACTATAATGATAAATATTACCCTACAACCATTTATCAACACTCTACAGGTAACAGGCTTAATAAGTTACACCCAACTCAAAAGCCAGTAGCGTTAATGGAATACCTAATTAAGACCTACACTAACGAAGATGAGATAGTATTAGACTTTGCTATGGGTTCAGGCACTACAGGCGTAGCAGCTAAAAACTTAAACCGTAAATTTATAGGCATAGAGATGGATCAGGGCTACTTTGATATAGCTAAGGCTAGAATAAATGGCTAACGCTAAAAAGAAGTGCCGCCACTGCAAAGAGTACGACTTAGTTGAGTCTGGCATTAAAGTGCCTCTTGGCTGGTTCTGCTCTATGTCGTGCGTGGTAGAACATGGTAAAAAGGGTGCTACAGCCTCGTCAGAGAAGCGTAAGAAAGAAACCCTAACCAAGTTAAGGGTTGAGCTTAAAACGGCTTCACAGTGGCGTGTAGAGGCTCAGAGCGCCTTTAATGCGTACATTAGATACCGTGATAGGGATCAGCCATGTATTAGCTGTGATTCTGTCGCTAATCGGGATAACGGGTACTGGGACGCAGGTCACTACCGCTCAAGAGGTGCTGCTAGGCACTTATCATTCCACCAGCACAATAATTTTAAGCAGTGCCATAAGTGTAACCGATACCTCTCAGGTAACGTGGTAGAGTACCGTCATAGGTTAATCGACCGTATAGGGTTAACTAAGGTAGAAGCTTTGGAGAATAACAACGATACAGTACGCCACGATATAGCTTACCTGACTAGGGTTAAGAAGATATTCAAGGCGAAGCTGAAGCTCAAAAAAGAATTAGTTGCAGAATAATTGCTTCTTTATACAAAAAGGTGTTGTGTTGTGTACGGAAGTGTTTATACTAGACGTAAGTTAAGTAACTAACTAGACGGAGCAACACATGACTGACAATAACAATACCTTTAGCCAGATCGTTTTAGCAAACAAAGTTGATAAGAAGTCTCGCGTAATAGCATTTGACGCTATTGCATGGGAAGATCAAGGCAGAAACTACGGATCTGTACAGAAGGGTTTTTTAGTAGACGGTGAGTTTGTTAAGTTTGGCAGCCATCAATATCCTAAAATATACCCTTCCTTTGAAGCGGCAGCTAAATCTACATACCGCATCGCAAAAGAAAGAATAGCTAACCTATAAAGCAAACGGGGCTTCGGCCCCTTGGAGCAACCATGAAATACACCTATATTTGCGTACAGTGTTCACTACAGCAGTCAAAGTCTGCTACGTGTCGCATCTGTGACTCACTATTAATTAAGGAGAAGTAAAATGTCTGCACAAGACCGCCCAGTATCAAAGCAAATGAACGCTAAGTTTTCCGACAACTATGACCGTATATTTTCTAAGAAGGATGTACCTATCGGTGAAGATACTCGCCCGAAGGATAGAGTTAAGCTTGGTGTCAGCCCTTCTACTATTGTAGAGACTTGGGTAGCGGGTGAGCATAAAAAATGACTTGGAAGCAGGAAGAGGTGGATACGCTTAGGCTTAATTACGGCAAGCTACCAGCGGTTGAAATTGCCCTGCTACTAGGTAAGTCAGTTAACGCCATTAGACTAAAGGCTAATAAGCTGAAGATGAAGTCTGACCTATGTAGCGCCGTTAAGATCCCTTTTAATACTGTGGTTAACTTTAGAGCTAGGGGAATGTCATCGCGTAAGATAGGTAGGCTTATAGGTTATAGCCATACCGCCGTACTGTACGCTGAGAAGCATCACTACATTAGAACGAGGAATAACGAATGAGCATAGTATTTAAGCCTAAGATTGCCTTTAACTTTGCAAGCGGTAGGAATGAAGCGACAAAGAAGCCTCAAGCAAAGCCTAAGATTGTAACAAAGAATAAGCCTGAGTTTGTGCCTAGACCTAAAAGCCTATGGACTACACTGGAGCTAGCTAAGCTAGTAAACCTTAGAGCCATTGGTTTATCTTACATAGACTGCTCAGAACACATGGAGCGTAGCGCTACAGCCTGTGTAGCAGCCGTAGATGGTAACAAGCTAACTAACGCAATTAACGCAAGAAAGCAGGTGCTTCTAAAGGAGATATTACGATGAATAAGATCGAACCTACATTTACAGACGACTTTGGTGATATTCAGGCTGTAACAGCTAAAGAGTGGGCTGCAAGGATTGTCGCCAAGGGGAAGCTAAACACTAGTAAAAATGAACCAGAAGTTAGTCTAGATGAACTAGAAGTTAGTTCAATTAATCCTAGCCATTACCGTACTCACCCAAGTGGAGTTGAGTGTATCCAGATCACGGAGCACATGGGCTTTAATCTAGGAAACGCTGTCAAGTATATTTGGCGGGCTGATCTAAAGAATGATGATGGTGGGCTTGAGGATTTGAACAAAGCTCTATGGTATATTGAGCGGGAAATTAACAAGAGACTAAAGAAATGACACTGAAGGAAAAGATAGCACGCTCATCACAGATTACCCACCTAAAGAGTGAGATAGCAACGCGCATGCTAGCAGTAAAATCAATGCCAAACTTTGCCAGCTACGACCTATCCAAGATAGAAGAGGATAAGCTTTCACTGGCTAAGTTAGAGGCTATTTAGCCTTAACTGCATTCGTAGCATTAACACCAAATGAAGCACTAACGATAGCGGCCCAAGAGGTAGTGATAGGTAAGAATAAGCCTACCATCATCTCAGCCGCTTCCTTAGCACCTTCCACATTACCAATACTAAACGCCACCATAAAGCTCAGTGCTACCATAGCCACCAAATAGAAGCCGTAAGCACGACAAGCAAAGCGCGACAGATCACGCCTCATTTTGCCATTAGGATCTAAGGTTTTAATCATTAATGACTTAGCTTCGGCTGATTCCATGTCCGTCTCAATCCATTCCGAAGCAATATTCTCCACGGATTTGACAATGCCACCACCCAGTAAATTAGATATCCAGCTCATGCTGATACTCCCCTGTTTCAATTATTAACGATAGCTCTATAGCGCGATGGCCTACCTGTACCGCCCACTTGCTATCCAAGAACTCTATGGCTGCTAGGTTATAGTCTTTAGCCTCCATCGCTGCTAAAGCCTTCTTAAACTTCTTAAATCTTGGCATACCCAAGTTAAAGCAGATATTAACTAGAGCATCATATCTTGGCTCACTTAGGTCACTAAGCCACTTAAAGTTAACGTACAGCTCTTCCCCAACCCTATCAATATCATTACCTAGCATGAAATTAATCTATTCCGCAGACAAGCCTAAGCCCTGATTTGGGTCTATATTACGGCCCACACCTATTGTAATCTTACCTACTGTGTCTGTGTATGCGTGAGTCTCCACGCCCTCGTGACGCTTCAACATCTCTATTGCTCTACTCATGCTCAACCCCTAATTGATTAATATTCACCTTAAAGCGGGATATTTCACCATGTTGCTTATCAAATACCACAGCGCTCATACTACGCTTTGCACCATAACCGCTATCAGAATGCCACGAGTCAGGAGCAGGTAGTGCCTGCATCCACTCAACCATCAAGCCACCAACCTCCTTTGAAACTGAGTGATGTATATGCCCGCAGAACATGTGCCTGTGCGGGCATAATCCCCATTCCTTATACATAGATCTAGCCACGTATTCTTGGGCACGTTCGGCTTTTAGCCTATCCCCATGATGGGTAATAATGAGGTTGTTACCGTATACAAGTGATTGATATTTATGGCAATTATCCATTATCGTCACACGTTGACACTCACTATAAAATGACTGAAGCATGACGTTCATTATTCTAGAGGTATTAGAGTTATGATTACCACGGACGCACATAACGTATACGTGGTTGTGGTTCTCTAACATCATCTCTATAGACTCACGGTAGATACGCACGCAAGCTGCTATCGTGTCACCAAAGTCACCATCTACGTCAAGTTGCGTACCGCTAGTGGTAGTCGATTGCATGTTATCTGCATGTTGCATGTCACCCAAGTCTAGCAGTAGGCCCATATCAGTAGGGCCAGCAGCCTTAATAAGCTTACTAATAGCGCCCTTAGTTACCCGTTCTGCTATCTCAAGGTTCCAATCACCCTCACCACGGTTTCTGGTAGTACTGGCCTTCATACCTATGTGAGCATCACCTATGACGTAGGCTGTAAGCTCCTGCGGTATGCTTGTAAGAGGATTGCTTGGTAAAGGCTGGTACTTGGGTAGGTCATCCCTAAGAGCTGCTACAAACGCTTCTAGAGCCTCTTCCTCGGACTGCTTCTTTAAGTCTGATTTAACCCATTGTCGGATAGGTACGCCGCTCTCATCGTAGAAGGTAGACACGCCTTTCACCAAATGGGTATCAGGTACTGTATGGGTCATGTCGTGATCTGGACTCCAGCCACGCTTTGATGCTGTATCCTTAGCCCGTTTAATGGCCCTTTCTAAGCCTCTAGAACCAATGTTTAGCGCTCTGGCTGCTTTACTGTTTGATCCATGTTCTATAACTGCGTCAATGATCTCAGCCTGTCTAGCTGTGGCAAATTCCTTTAGTGATTCCAAATCCATGAACAACCCCTATACCGCATTAAAGTGTGCTATTAGCGCCAATATTAGCGCGTTAAAGTGTGTTTAATATGTACCCTGCCATACTCGTAGCTTGTCAAAGTCGCCACTAAGCATCTTACGCTTAACTACATCTGCACGAGCTGGATCATCCCAGCCAATACCAGCTTCTTTAAGCCACTCGTTAATCAGTGCTGCGTCAATTACACCCACCAGTTTAGACTCACCGAAGCTAGCGTTACCGTTCTCACGTAAGGCTGCTGCTCGGTCTAACATAGGTGTCCAATCTTGCTGTTTAACGTGAATTAGCTTGTCGCCATCCTTGTGCCACTGCTCCGATACCTTAGCCATTACGTTGCCTTCTTGGTGGGTTTCTTCTTAGCTTCTACTTTGATACGTGGTGAGCCATAGCCCTTATCCATCGCATTTACAGCGTCTACAATGGCTTGGTCAACTTCACCTTTCCAGCCAGCATGTCGCATCTCATCAAGCATGATGTTATCACACGTTACTTCTATCTTTACTTTAGACATAATTTCTCCATATAAAAAGGGACACCGAATCATCCCCTTATTGTAACACGTTAGTGTTATTTAACTAATGTAGCGTTTAGACTACAGTACAGTCAGCCACTAAACCTAGTGCTTTCTCGTTACGAACTACAAGAGTACATTCGCCAACAACCTGACGCTTCTCGTTGTCGCCAGTCTTAGCAAGAGCTTGGCTCTTCATAGGACGCAACTGAGCTAGTGCAAGCTTGTCTTTCTCAATGATGAACACATCGCGTGCGCGGTTCTCACGAGCTGGGATGAATTCAACAGAACCCCAAGGAGTAACGTAAACATTTAACAAGTTTTCAACCTTGCCAGATGCGCCTGTACTACGCTGGTTGTTGTTACCAACAAAGCCAAGAGCCTTATCCATCTGGAATGCAGACAAGATAACACAATCAGGCTTGCCACCTTCAGCCCAGATTCCCTGCATGGCAGAGTCAAAGTCAGCTTGGGTGAACACTGTAGCAGTACCGTCAGTACGTGCGTTAGAACCATCACCAGTAGGGTTAGCACCACCAACACCAACGTTAGATACGTTAGTAGTGATAAATGCACCTAAACCAGCCATCTTACGAGCTGTGGTAGAGTTACCGCCAACACGAGCTTGGTTAGCCATCAATGCGGCTTCCATGTCTAGCTTCTGCTCTTGGCCAACCTTAACGATTTGGTAAGACATTTCCTTACCACGGCCAGCGTTATCAACTACATCATCAGTACCAGAGGTTACAACAGCATTCTTAAAGATCTGTGTAGAGTTCTGTAGACGGGTAGTAGAGCTACGAGCTTCAGCAACAGTATCGTCGCCTTCAATGTGAGCGTTAACAGCCGAATCACGCAAGGTGTCAGTCTGCCACTCATGCAAAGTGCTAGATGCTTTTACTTTAGCGATAGAGCTAAGTAATGGGGTTTCTTCAGGTGATACGTTATAGATAACGTTAGACAAATCTTCACGAATGCCTACGGAATCGTATGTGTCAAAAGTATTAGTTGGTTGTGCCATGATGTTTTCTTCCTAAATAATATAAAATTTAACTACTAAACAATAATGCGGCTGCGTCTGCTACGCTGCCCGATTTCTTCAATTGTGACATCTGCTTACTATGCTTTTTAGAAGCAGAATCAGGTTGCTTTTTAGTGCCTGCTTTAATCAATGGTCTAGCTTTCTTTAGCTTGGATTCTACAGAACCCTTGCCAGCTATCATCTGATCGTACAACATTGCCTTGTGTAGAACTTTCATGGCCCTATGGTCGACTATAGAGCTTAATTCTTCAGAGCTATAGCCTTCGCTAACACCCTGCTTTAAAAGCCTATCCTTCATCTTAGGCGCTTTCTCAGCGTCACCGAAGTCTGGTATGGCTTTCGCTAGTTCTGACATTTGCGATTGCAAGTGGGCTTGCTGTGCCTGTCCTTGCGCCTGCTGCATTGCCTGTTGCTGCTGACCTATTTGTTGCTGCTGGTGGTGGAACTTACCCATATCCTCACGATAGTTAGCATCTGCTTCAATGTACCCTAACGGGTCATCTGCCAGAAGCTCTTTCGTAGGTGGAGTAGGCTGTGCCATAACACCCTGCTGCTGAACCTGTTGCATTAACTGGTGCAGTTGCGCTCTTTGCTGATTTAGCCCATTAAAAGCCTCTTCTGCCTGTTTACGCTGCTCTGCTGCCTGCTTCATGCCCTTTTGAATATACGCTTGGCCTGAGTAGTCACGCTTTAGATCATCTAGGGTTACTGTTACATCTTCGCCATCAACTTTAATGGAAAATGTGCTAGGCCCACTATGGTCGGCATCGTCCTCATCTTCGTCTTCATATTCGTCTTCGTCTTCATACTCACCTTCGTCTTCGTCTGTCTCGGACTCATCATCGTCATCAGACTCTTCAACTTCGGCTTCATCAGCCTCCGTTTCTTCTACATCATCCACTTCGGTTTCGGTAGTTTCTACTTCGGCTGTCTCTGACTCTACTGGAGCCATCAACGCTTCAACTGCGCTCTCAACGC